GTTCAGGTAAAACATTAATTAAAGATCAAATCATAAGAGAATCTTTTGCATTGAATCCCAATGATTCATTTAGAGTATTAGAATTTCAATATGAGATGGTTGGTAGAACCTCAGCAATTAGAGAGTTTTCTTCAGTAACTGGTAAAAGTTACAAAGAGTTATGTAGTGCTGGTAGTTTAGTTACTGCTGATACACTTAACACATGTCATCAATATGCTAAAGAAAGAGTTAAACATCCTGTAGATATTGTAAGTACTCCAATGACTGTAAATCAAATGCGTGAGCAAATTGATATGTATATGAATCAACATAATGGAACAAAAACAATAATTACTTTAGACCACACTATGTTAGTTAAAAGAGCTCCTTATCAAAATAATTCATTAGATATGTTATTTGAATTAGGTGAGTTTTTTACTCAGTGTAAACGTGACTATCCTTGTCTATTTATTGCTTTATCTCAACTTAATAGGAATATTGATAATCCAGAAAGAGCTATAGATGGTAAGTATGGTAACTATATTCTTGAGTCAGATATATTTGGTTCAGATGCTATGTTACAACATGCTGATACTTTAATTGGTATTAACAGACCTGCAAAACAAAAGATTAGATTCTATGGGCCTGATAGATATATAATTGAAGATGATAAAACTATAGTATTACATTTTCTTAAAGCAAGAAATGGTGATACTAGAATGAGTTTCTTTAAAGCAAAATTTGAATCAATGCAACTTGAAGAGATGCCTACTCCGGGAGTTCAAGAAAGAAGATAATATGATAAGTACTAAAAATTTAAATAATACAAAAGAAATGGCAATAACACCTGATGAACGTAAAGCTAAGGTAAATGCTTTAAGAGAAGAGCATGAAGATTACTTCCAAACTAATGGGATAATTAATGCATTATATATTCCTAAGATGGCTTATAGGCCAAGTGGTAAAGATGAACTATATGTTAGTTTCTTTCCTAGTGAGTTTGAAAAGAATGAAGATATTTATACTGAATTTGTAAGTATAAATTATGATACAGAAGATCCAAAAAGAACTTTGTATCTTCATAAACACAATCCTCATTGGAAAGAAGAGTATGAATTAATTGAATCAAGTACTGGATTCATAAGACATATAATTCCTGTTAGTGAACTAAAAATTATAAATGATGTAACAAATAGAGGTAAACTAATCCATGATTTTGCTAATCCAGATTTACCAGATCCAGATAAAAAAGAAGCACCTGGATTAGTTGAAGCTTTGCTTGATATTAATAAAACACTTAAAGCAATTCAATTAACATTAAATAGTATCCTTAATAAATAAATAAATATGGCACAAAGTGTATTAGTGTAAATAAATGTCTATCTTTGTATAAATACATAAAATATGGAAACAAAGAGAGAATACTATTTATATAGACACATTAGATTGGATACAAATGAACCTTTTTATATTGGTATAGGAACAATTATCATTTCTAAATATAAAATAACAACAGATGAAAGAAAATATAAAAGAGCTTATTGTATAGCTAGACGTAGTAAATTTTGGAAAAATATTATTAAGAAAACAAAATATACTGTTGAAATATTGTTTGTGTCAAATGATAAAACTTTTATTGAAAATAAAGAAATTGAGTTTATTAAACTTTATGGTAGAAAAGATATTAATACAGGTAGTTTAGTAAATCATAATATGGGTGGTTTAGGTTTAAATGGAAAAAAACTTACTATAGAACATAAAGCTAAAATTGGAAAAGCAGCATTTGGTAATACTAATATGCTTGGAAAAAAACATAGTGAAGAAACAAAAAAACTTATATCAATTGCTCATAAAGGAAAATCTATTTCTAAAGAACATAAAGAAATATTAAAAAAAAGAATGTCTGGTATAAATAATCATAGGGCAATGTTTACTGAAAAAGATATAATCAAAATACGTAGTTTATATGCTGATAAAAATATTAAAATTACTCAGCAAAAACTAGCAAATATGTACAAAACTGATCAAGGGTCAATAAGTGCAATTGTAAATAAAAAAAAGTGGAAAATAAATAATTAATCTTAAAACAAAAAATTTTGGCACAATCAATTCTTATCATTGCTGACTCAGGGACAGGTAAATCAACATCCATCAGGTACTTAAATCCTGATGAAACATTTGTAATTAATATTGCAAATAAACCACTACCTTTTAAAGGTTGGAAAGGAATGTATACAGCTATTACAAAAGATAACCCAAAAGGTAATCTTGCATCAGCTTCATCAGCTGCTGGCGTTGTTAAAGCAATATTACATGTTAATGAAAAAATGCCTCACATCAAAACTTTAGTTGTAGATGATTGGCAATATATGAGTTCTTTTGAATATTTTGATAGAGCAAATGAAAAAGGTTATGAAAAATTTACTCAAATTGCAGCAAACTTAGCTCAGGTAGCTAAATTACCTAAAGATTTGAGAGATGATCTAACTGTATTCTTTTTGACTCACTCAGAAGATGCAACTGATATTAATGGAAATAGAAAAATTAAAGCAAAAACAATTGGTAAAATGATTGACAATGCTTTAACTTTGGAAGGTCTATTTTCTATAGTTTTATTTGGCAAGGTTATTAAAAATGATGATGGTGAACTTACCTATGGTTTTGACACACAAAACAATGGAGAGAACACATGTAAATCACCCCAAGGTATGTTTGAGGAAAGCTTCATCCCAAACAACCTGCAATTTGTAAAAGATTGCATTAAAAAGTATGAAGAATAAATAAAAATCAATTAATTAAAAAAAGTAATTATGTTAAGTACTAAAGACATGTCAGCCGCTTCAGGCAAAGAAAAACCAGTAATTGGAACAGGAAATCACAAAGTAAAAATTAATTCAATTAGTTTTGATAAAACCCCTTATGATGCTAATGCATACAATATTATATTGCATGTAGAAACAGAACCTATAACAGGAGATTTTCAAGGATTTTTAAAAGATATGAATAAACCTGATGGACCACGTTATGAAGGTCAAGTAGGTAAAGTAAGATATTCTCCATATCCATATAAAGACACTACATTACCAAGTGGTAAAGAAATTAGTAGAGATACTGAGGTAATGAAAGCAATGATATTTTTAGCTGAAGCTTTAGATAAAAGAGCTGGATTAGATGCTATCCAAGCTAATACAATTGAAGAGTGGATGGTAAAATGTGATAAATTGTTATCAGGTCCAACATATGTTAATGTATGTCTTGGTGCACGTGAGTGGGAAAACACTGAAGGTTATGTAAACAATGATCTTTATTTACCTAAAATTAGTAAAGAAGGTGTACCTGTAGAAGCATTAAATGTTGAAAAATCTAAATTATTAATTTTTGATAGCAATAATACAAATCATTTGAGAAAAATAGATAAAAAAAATTCTCCTACAACAAGTCAGTTTGAGCCTGCTTCAACTGGTTCTGGTGATGATTTTGATTTGTAATAATTAACTTAATTATGGGACTGACTGTAATATGTCAGTTCCATTTTTATTTATATTCTCAATATGTTTAACACAAAAAATTTAGTATTAGAAGATTCAGATGTTCCCAGCTATTGGGTATTTCAATATTATTTAAATTTATCAGAACCCTTAACAGGTCAAGATGTCAAGATTAAATCAATCTTTAATCCTAATGATAAAACTCCTAGCTTTTGTATATATGTAGATAAATCTGTTAATGTATATAAATTCAAAGATTTTTCAACTGGTAAAAATGGCAATAAAATAGACTTAGTTAAACTTATGTTTAATATGGAATATAAAGATGCTGTTAGAAAAATAGTAGATGATTACAACAATTATGTTAAAACAACTGATTTTGAACAAGTTTCTTTTAAGGTTCAGGCAAAATGGGAAATTGATTTTGTTAATACAAGACAGTGGACTGAAAATGATGGTAGATATTGGCTAAACTTTAGAATAGGATCAAGCTTATTAAAAGAATATAATGTCAAACCTATTGAATACTATAACTTAATTAAAGAAGAAGAGGGTGATGTTAAGAAATTAAAGATTGAAGGTCATTCTATTTATGGATATTTTGATAAAGATGATGAGTTATATAAAATATATCAACCATCAAGTAAACATAAATTTCATAAAGTGAAGTCATATCTTCAAGGTTTTGATCAATTAACTTACACTCAACCTTACTTAGTTATTTGTTCATCATTAAAAGATGCTTTGTGTCTTAAAAGCATTGGTTATAATATTGAAGTATTAGCACCAGATAGTGAAAATACAATAATCAAACCTTATGTTATTGAACATTTAAAAAAGAAATATAAAAAAGTAATTACATTCTTTGATAATGATACTGCAGGTAATCTAGCAATTGATAAATATAAAACTTTATACAATCTAGATGGTTTTGTTTTACCTTTATCTAAAGATATAAGTGATTCTATGCGTGAACATGGTTTTGATATTGTACATCAAACATTAAAACCTTTACTTAAAGAAATTTTAAACAAATAAATAAATGAAATGGTTTATACCGGGCTCAGTCCCAAGTAGTAAGAATGGTAGAAGATGGACCGGTAAGTATTTTATAACAAGTAAAACTGTTGTAAATTATAGAAAAGTAGCTAAAGATTATTATGCAATGTATGCAGATGAATTTAAAGCTGAATTAGCTAAACATAATCCACCTGTAAGCATTCAATTCACCTTTATTAGAGGAAATAAACATAAGTTTGATTATATTAATCCTGCACAGACAGTGCAAGATGATATGGTTACATTTGGTTGGATTGAAGATGATAATGCAGATTGTATATTACCTGTATTTGTAGAATACAAATATGATAAACTTAATCCTGGAGTAATTATAGAAATTTTACCAGATGGCAAAAATAACAGTTAAAGAGTTTTTTTCATTACGTGAAATGTTCATGGGTTTAGATGAAGATTTTCAATTAGCTTTAGAAAACTATAAAAACTTAGACTTTGATGACAAAGATATTTTAGATTTATTATTTACTAAATCAATGTTATTTGATAAAAGAACACGTTTTCTTAATGCTATTGGTAGAATTTATAAATCTGAAACATTAGTTGGTAAAAACATTAATTCAATGATTAAAGATGCCGGGGATTATGTTGTTTACAAGAAAATATTATTAAAAGTATTATACCCACAAAAATGATAAATATACAAGATGGTGTTGCAAGAACCACCAAGACTTTAATTTTAGATGAGCCCTTTTATGGGCTTTTTTTAATTGGTATAAATAAACAATTCAGTGATCGTATACCTACTGCAGGTGTAAGTAAACATGGAATTGGTATGCAGTTAACAATCAACCCTAATTTCTTCACTGACTTAAGTGAACCACATAGAGTTGGATTGATTAAGCATGAATTATTACACATAGCATTTGGACATCTATTAATGAGAGATCTATATTCTGATCACAAGTTATTTAATATAGCTGCAGATCTAGAGATCAATCAATATATTAGTTCAAACATGCTACCAGACGGTGGATTATTACTAAGTAGTTTTCCTGAATTAAATCTTCCTATAAAAGCAGGAACAAAAGTTTATTATGAACTATTAGAAAAGGCTAAAGAAGATGGAACATCTCCTTCATTAGATTCATTAATGGATCAAATGGATGGTGAATCAGAGTATTGCCATAGTACATGGGAAGAATTTGATGAGTTACCTGAAGCTGATAAAAAACTTGTTCAAAAACAAATAGACCATCAGTTAAAAGAAGCTGCAGAACAAACTGTTAAAAAACAAGGAAATGTTCCTGGTGAATTAAGTGAATTAATTGCAAAGTTATTTCACATAGAGCCAGCTAAGTTTGATTGGAAAGCTTATTTGAGAAGATTTGTTGGAAACTCATCTGTAGTGTATACTAAAAAGTTGAGACGTAAATACAATAAAAGATATGCAGAAAACCCAGGATTAAAGATTAAATTTAAAAATCATATTCTTGTTGGTATTGACACATCTGGATCTGTAAATACAGAAGAGCTTAAAGAATTTTACAATGAGTTATGTCACATGACTAAGACAGGGCACAAGATTACTGTTGCACAGTGTGATACAATGCTTAGAACTGTAGAAGAATTTAACCCAAAAAAAGATTGGGCTATACATGGTAGAGGCGGAACAAGTTTCCAACCTGTAATTGACCATTATAATGAAAAAAAGTGTTATACAGCACTAATATATTTGACAGATGGTGAAGCATGGGCTCCATCAAATTGTCCAAAAAATGCCTTATGGGTATTGAGTAGTATATCTAAAATGAATGAAGAGTTACCAGGAAAAGTAATCAAATTAAATTAAAAAAAAGATGGCACAAGTAAATTTAAATGTAACAGAATTAAAAGGGTTTGTAAATCACATTATTACAAACAATAGATTTTTACAAGCACAAGGTAAACAATCTGTATCAGTAGAAGTATTAGGAGAATCAGGAATTGGTAAAACATCTACCATTGTTGAGCTAGCTAAAGAAAACAACTTAAACTTTGTTAAGGTTAACCTTGCACAGATAGAAGAGTTGGGTGACTTAGTAGGATTCCCAGTACGTCAATTTCAAATGTATAAAGAGACAAGAGTTTCAGAACCAAAAATAGATGATTTATCCTATACTGCAGCACAAAGATCAGCTGCATCATCAGACGTTGCCAAGATCCAAACAGGAGTTACTAAAAAAGTTGGTTTATGGGTTGATGAACTTGCAGTTCAAGAATATCTAAAAAATGGATATAAAATGACAGGTAAGAACAGGATGTCTTATTGCCCACCAGAGTGGATTGCTGATAAAAAAGATGGTGGTATCTTATTACTAGATGACTGGAATAGAGCTGACACAAGATTTATTCAAGCAGTAATGGAGTTAATAGATAGACAAACTTATATCTCTTGGACTTTACCAAAAGATTGGCATATTATATTAACAGCAAACCCAGACAATGGTGAGTATATGGTAAACTCAGTGGATGCTGCACAAAAAACAAGATATGTTACTGCAAACCTTAAGTTTGATGTTAATGTATGGGCACAATGGGCAGAAGAAGCGGGTATTGACTCAAGATGTATTAACTTCTTGTTGTTACACCCAGAGTTAGTTACTCTAGAAACAAATGCAAGATCTATCACAACATTCTTCAATGCTATATCTAGCTTTGATAATTTTGAATCAAACTTATCATTAATTCAAATGATTGGTGAAGGTTCTGTTGGAGATGCTTTTGCTTCTATGTTTACTACATTTATTAACAACAAACTGGACAAACTGGTAACACCTAAAGATTTGTTGACTCATGATAATGAATCATATATCCTAGGTGAGTTAAGAGGTTGTATTGGTAAAGATGATACATACCGCGCAGACATTGCTGCTACATTAGCAACAAGGTTAGCTAACTACTCAGTTGTTTATAGTAAAGATAATACTGTAGGACAAAAAGTATCAGACAGATTGATCTCACTATGTACTAAAGACTATTTTACTAATGATCTTAAGTATTTAATTGTTAGAACAATTTTTAATGGTAACAAACAGAAGTTTAACCGCATGATGATGGACCCTAACATCATCAAAATGACAATGAAATAAGATGGCAAGTAAATCAGTTTATCAATCATATGATACTACTGCTTTAAATCATTTTGGATTAGATAGTGCCCCGTATTATGGGGTGCTATCATCCAATGTGGTTGAAGATGTGTTAGTCACTCAAGATCAAACAACATTCTTAAAAATACGTGATATATTAACAAATAGTACTGAAGATAGTACAACTTTTAAAACCAAAAAGAAAGCTTTTGTATTGCCTAAATGTAATGTTTCATTAGATAGGATTAAATCTGCTTTAAAAGAACACGGTATAACTGTAACAAATGATTATGAATTAGCTGATTTAATTATTACCCATGATGATATCTATGAAAGATTTGAAAGTGGTGAAAACATTAAGTCAACTGTATTAATGGCTAAGTTATGGAATTATCAAAGTCTTGAAACAACAAATGGTTCAATATTGGCTATAGATAATTATTCTGGAGATGTAATTTTTGATGGTAATTTATCTGGCAAGGTAAGATATTATAACTGTACTACTGGTGCTTCATTGTATGATGAATGGATGGTTACAGGTATGGCAGTAAATTTAGCACATAAAATTGATTTAGGTTTAATTGGAGTGATTGATGCAGATACAGTAATTTATGAATCAGCTAACAAACAAGTTTTAGATG